CAGTTGTTGCTTGGTCATCTCTTATCTCCTGACAAGTTTCGACTTTCTCTTGGGCTTAGTGGGTATCTCTTCGGCTTCGATTTGCCGTTTTTCTTCTTGCAGGGCTTTTTCGAGCGGAGCTCTCCCCGCGTCGAACGTTTCTACGTCAACACTCGTTGAAGTGGTTTCTGTTCCGTCACTTGGAACCTCGATCTCCGCACTCTGCTTTAAGACTTCGACTGTTCCAGTGCCGTTTTTTATTTCCATTAGAATTTCATGTGGGATAGAGGGGTACTCATCGTTCGGAAAATAAGATCCCTCTACCCACACGCGTTTGCCAGATTTCAAAGTCCGAAGTAATTTGACTTGTTCGATTCTCATCGATTATTCCTCCTTTAAATTAGGAACCGGAGGTCGTGGTCGTGGTGGAAGTCGTAGTTGCAGACTCACCAGCGGTCGCGGCTACATCAATGGTGTAGAGCGCATCCACGTGATACAACACGGGCAAACCTTTGTCTTGCACACGAATCCAAGTACCCTCAGGATCCCACTCATCTTTTCGATCAGTATAGAGACCCCATCGGCGACCCAGACCGAAAGGAGCTTGAATGTAACGAGCAATGGGTTGACCTTCAACAGTTGAAGCCATCATAACGAACTTGTCACTGGGCACATAGTACCGTTGCATCGTGACGTAGTCCTCTCCGGCAACATAACTGTAGGTGAAGGGGTATTCGATCTGAACCTGATTGGTGAATTTATTGACCGAAATGATGTAACGTGACTCGTAAGTATCGGGGGCACTTCTGTCCCAGATGGTGAGTTTTTCGTAGGCATCAAAATCAGACGCATCGTTCACTTGGATCCAGGTTGTAGACCCGCCGGTAACACCACCGGTAAGTTCGGCTTTGACCTCATACATCTCATCGTAAATAACGAAATTCGGAATATCCAGCAACGTTCCGAGAACTTTCGCGTTGACGAGAGCGAGGTTGTTGACACCTGCGCTTGCCATGAGCGAACCGTTGCCAAAAGCATTGGTCTGCAAAAGACTTCGAATTGAACTGTCTTTACCGATCATGTCAAGAACCGCGCTGTTACAAATCGCGGTATCGACGACGCCGCCGTTTGCTTCGGCTATTTTACGCTTACCGTCTTTGATGTCACCGAGAATGTCCTTGCTCCCACCATCGGTCCAGTAGTACGAGGACGTCAGCGACACCCGATGATCCGAAGGTATACCGTATTCAAGATCGACGGTGTAGCCACCTTTGACCTGATAGCTGAACCCGTTGTTCAAAAGCATATTGGAGAACATCCACTCTTTTCTCCGATTTGCCCTGTTGACGAGATCAGCCAAGTTGTCCGCAAGAGTGTCCAATGCGGTTTGATGTGTGGCGTCAGTACCCGGCTTGCGAAGATTGTTCAAAAATTCCTCATCAAAATACCGCTTTTCTTTCCAGTAAGCGGCAGTCGCTTGATGTTGAGCAATCCCATGCGGCGCCGATACCGGTGCAGGTGCACCGGGCGGTACAAACGGAACCATTCCCCGACCACCTCTCTGAGACTCCCACTTGATCGTGTCGCTCTCAGCATTTCGTGTGCCGGAAAAAAGGTTCGAAAATAACAGATTGGGAGCTGCCTTGAACTTCGTAATGAAGTCCTGCAGAACTTCCAACCTTAGAATGGGTATTTCACTTGCTCCACGGGGCATACTGTTTCACCTCCCTTCTAAATGGATTTTACTTCATATACATGTATTGACCGAAAGAAGCGGCACTCAAATCAGTCTTTGCCGCACTATCGATGTTCGTCAAAAGACCCTCGTACAAGACCGCATTACCGAGGATCAGGGTTGCCACAGCACCTTTCGCGTGTTCACCGGTGCCGGTATCGACCGACTTTTCCAAAATACCAACGCAGTCGGAATAACCGTTGCTGTTGTCACCAGCCTCGACGCAAACATACGCATACCGAGCCGTGGTAAAAGCAGTTCCACCAATAGCCGTGGTAAACGTGATTTTTGCCCGATGCAGTTCAGTCGTCCGATCGATGGCTGTGATCGCTCCTTTGTTCTCTGCGGACGTCGTATTGTCGTTGATGATAAGATCGTCGCCCACCTTGAACTTGTAGCTGTCATCCATCGCGACATAGACAAAACTGTCGGTCGTGCCGGAATTTGCAACGAGATACGCTCTACCGGGATGATTCTCAGCGCCGGTAAAAGACGTGGGGTTGTACGGAACGAGTTGATCGCGTCCACCAGTAACAGCGGCAGATTTATTAAGCGCGAGAGCAGTTCCCAACTTCAAGACACCGTAACCGGATTGCAGGGTGACGGGAACTTTAAGGGCTGCCATGGGTTCGCTGTAATAAAGAGTGCGATAATCGTCCTGTGCTCCTCTGATAATTGAAGGAATATCAGGCATACTTTTTCACCTCCCTTCTAAATGGGGTATGTTAAGCAGTTACTTTTTGACCTGCACGGGACAGCAGATCGTCTGTGAACTTTTTGTTTTGTTCTGCATCAGCCGCGTTTGTCGATTCACCGTCAGACTTGCGACCGACCGAACCAACACCTGTGACAGACTGTTGAGCCAAACGAGCTTCCCAATCCTTCACCTCATCGTCAACGGCTTTGCTGAACGCCTCGACATCAAGAACGTCATCCTTGACGAACTTCTTGAAAGAGACCATGCGCTTCACCTTGTCCCACATGTGATCGGCAACGTCGGACTCAGACAGCTTCGAAGACCAAATACGATCAGCGGTAGCCTCTCTCTCGCGTTCCTCACGCAGAGCGTCTTTCTTTTCGAGATCGGCAAGGCGTTTGTCGCTGTCGCCGAGTTTCTTTTCGAGATCAGACTTTTCCGCGGTGAGTTTCTCCCTCTCCTTAGCGAACGCCGCTTCGAGTTCAGCCTTCACCTCATTCGCAAACTGCGCGAACAGATCGGGATACTTTGCTTTCAGTTCTTCCAAATTCATGTTTTCACCTCCTTTCTCAGTGTGATTGCCCTCTGTTTCTGCGACCATAGTATCCTCAAACTGGTTCGCATTTTCTATATATTCAACGTCTTCGGTCACTTCCCTCGAAAACGCAGAGGACTTCGTTGTCGAATCCCAACCGAAGACGCAAACAGACGCCTCTTTGAACTCACTTTTCCTCCATACCGTACCTGGGCCTTTAAAAGTGAACCCATTAACATCTGTCGTTTCGTTCTCCAAGAGGCGTTGTATTTCGGTAGGCTTAGCATAAATGCTTGCCTGATAAGGAAAACCGTCAGAAGACAGTTTGACAAACTCTTTCGCGGTCTCGGTATCGACCAGTTTCGTCTTCTCAGGAATCAATTCGAGTTTGTTTTCGGAGATGTCGGGTTTGCCGTCATGAAAACCGATCTTCCTGTCGGTGTTGTGATTCTCAAGAATGGGGAATTTGCCCGAAGCGAACTTCATTCCAGAAAGATCGATAGCCAAGTCTCCCCAATACCAATGACCCTTGATGACTTTCCCATTATAAGCTGTCATCTGGATCTTAG